ATGGTAGTAGAATTGTAAGTCAAACAACTACAGGTACTACTGGACGTGGTATGGCAATTTCACTACTATATTGCGACGAGTTTGCATTTGTACAACCAAACATTGCAGATGAATTTTGGACATCAATTTCGCCTACGCTTGCAACAGGCGGTCGTGCAATTATTACATCAACGCCAAACTCAGACGAAGATACCTTTGCTCAAATATGGAAACAAGCAGAACAAAAGTTTGACGAGTACGGCAATGAGCAAGATACTGGTATAAATGGTTTTCACAGTTTCGTAGCATCATGGGAAGAACATCCTGACAGAGACGATGCATGGGCAACGGCTGAAATGGGTCGCATAGGCGAAGAGCGTTTTCGTAGAGAGTATGGATGTGAGTTTTTAATCTTTGACGAAACACTATTAGATAGTATTTGGTTAGCAAACGCTCAAACAATAGACCCCTTGATGAACATGGGTCAAGTGCGTTGGTATAAAAAATTAGACAAATCTTCTAGCTATGCTGTATCACTAGATCCTAGTATGGGAACTGGGGGAGACTATGCAGCTATACAAGTTTTTGAATTACCAGCTTATGAACAAGTTGCAGAATGGCGACACAATACAACCGCCATTCCTAAACAAATACAAATACTAAAAGAAATAAACGATTACATAGCAAATGAAGTAGGTGTATCTAGCTTGTACTGGAGTGTTGAAAACAACGGCTTAGGTGAAGCAGCACTCATTGTAATAAACGATTATGGTGAAGAAAACATACAAGGGTATTTTGTTTCTGAGCCTATCCGTAAAGGGCATGTAAGAAAATTCCGCAAAGGGTTTAACACTACACACGGTTCTAAAATTACAGCGTGTACTAGATTAAAAACAATGTTAGAAAACAGCAAAATGAAAATTCACAGTGCACCGTTACTTAGTGAACTTAAAGGATATGTAGCTGCTGGTAATAGTTTTAAAGCTAAGCCGGGCGAGTCGGATGATCTTATTAGTGCAGTCTTATTAATATTAAGAATGGTAGCTGTGTTAAAAGATTGGGATCCCAGAGTGTATAATACTTTTACCACTACTTCAATTGAAGAAGAATACGAAGCACCGATGCCAATATTTGTAAGTCGCGGATATGGCTAAATATTACATACTGGGATTGAAATATGTTTGATATTTACGAAAAAAAACTTAATGCTATCACTAAAAAGTATGACAGTATTTTAGCGGAGCAATTCAATACTCCTACAGAAGTGTACAAAGCTGCTATGAAGGATGCAAGATCCGGCAAGCTATGGACTACTAAAACGATGGGTCCTCTTTTCTTAGCTATAACTAAGATAGGATTTGAAAATATTTCTGAAGAAGATTATGAAATAATAAAAAAACATATAGAATTAAGTAGACCGAGCATAGAAAAAGAAATTCGCGAATTGTACTACAAACCGCCTAGAAACGTAAACACGCCGATAGCAAATAAACTATGGGCCGAATGGACACATGGTTCTAAAATACTTAAAGATTACTTAAGAACTGGCCAAACTGATACCTCAAGCATAGTATATACAACAGATAGCTCGAGTATACCCACATTCATAGACAAAAATAAAAAGTTTGGAAGATTTACTATTGCACAAATCGAAAGTGCGTTATCAATTGCCAAAAATAAAGAAATTTCGTTTAGTCAAGCAATTGAAGAAGTAGCTGGTACAAGTTTAAATTTGCAGCAAATAGAAGAAACTATAAGCAGTATTCAGTCTAAATATGATACCGTAGATCAACAACTTATGGCTATTGACCAAGCTCTTTTTGATAAAACCGATGAACTAAAAGAAAAGTATGGAAATACAAGACTAACTTGGCAATCTGCTTTTAGAGGATACACAGATAGCGATAAAGAAGAATATAATATTTTATCTAATTATGTGGCTAGTGTTTATAAACCAGCAGTAGGCAGTGTTTTACCATCTATTGAGTATTATGGTAAACTGCTTAGAGCTATACAAGCGTACGAAAAGAAATATCAAACCGATATGTGGACTCGCTTTAATGCTAATGTAATGAATAATATTAGAAAAAGACTAGCAGATCTGTATAATGATTATAAAAGACTACTTAAGGCAGAAGCTGATACACAGTCTATGGAAAATTTCTATAAGCAAATTCCTGATCTGCTGTGGAGAGAAGTTGAAAGAGTCCAAAACTTCGAAACTGGATATCGCAATGACCCTACAGGTATTTTTCCTAGATGGCAAGGAAACATTCAAGTATCTCAACCTGGCCTTAATAACTTAAATGATAAAGTAGAGAATTACATAAGAAAAAACATAGGTGATAAATTAGATTTTTATATTAACTTTAGCGAAATTTTTAGAGATAAAGAAACATTTACAAATTATGTATTAGACCCTAAAAACAGGGAACAAGCAATATACAAATTACAAGATCTTTATGTAGACATTTTATCACTAGAGGAATTAATTCAGTTACAAGAAAATAACTTGCCTATTAAAATTAAATTACCAAGTGTGCCTGAAATGTCACTAACAACAAAAGATGAGGACGGACAAACTGTCAATTGGGGTAACTATAAACTGCGATCTGTTATCAACACTAACAATATTAAATCAGCAATAAATTGGTTTGCTGTACAATTACCAAATCGTATAAGTGCTTATGACCAACGTGCAGAAACAAGTATAAGTCGTGCAGTTACAAATATAGATTTCGAAGCGCTAGATCAAAAAGCAAAGTCTCAAGCTGAACAGATGTTACAATCTATAGAACGTGGTCGATCAGCTGGTGAGGAAGAACTTGCTAACAGAGAACAAATAAGACAGAGCGCAGAAGACTCAGTACTACAAGATAAATTACGAGCAGCTCATCAAGCTGCAAGTGCTCTTGCAATTCAAACTCAGTTTAATTTACGAGATGAAGCTATAAGTGCTCAAGAAGAACGTAGAAAAAATGTAGAGCAAACTTTAGAGACATTGAATCTTATTATTTCTGCAATAGATGTTGCTATAAATAATGTAGATAATAGGTCAATAAAAGACATATACGAAGTTACAAATTACATAGGAATAGTTTTTCAAAGTATAGACGGCACATACTTCGAAGATGATCGAATTACTTCTACGTTAAACCAAATAGATACAAAATTCCAAGATCTGTTGAAAGCAAAACTAGCAGACATTAGCACTCAGTTAGATCAATCAAACGATTTAGCTCAAGTTGAACTGGAAAAAACATCTAACAGAGATATAAATGAAGATGTTGTAACACAGCTACTACAAACTTTACAAGAATCTGATTTAGTTAGATTAAAATCTGCATATCCGAAAGGGTTTGTTGAGTTTGATTTAGATACTACTGCTGTAGAACCAAAAGTAACACAATTAGAATCTTCTATTGCAGAATTAAATAGAAGATTAGAAAGATCTAACGATCCATTTTTTGTTTTGTGGTATGAAATACGAGATGATATAGCAGATCTTTATAAAAATAAAGACAATGCCGACCTTAACAATTTGCTTGATGTAGTAGAAAAGCTTGATGAATTAGAAAGTTTAATTGACGATGATAACATGCAATTAAATTATGATAATCAATTAAATTCATTTGAAACTATAGTAGATATAGTTGTACAACTTAAATTAAAAGAAGTTGCTTCTCTTGTAAGAGAGTTTTTTCCTTTATTTACTTTTGTTGACGGAAAATATGTGCCAAAAGAAGGAATTGATTATTCTGATTTTTCATCCTATGTAGACTTATGGGAGTTATTCAAAACTATAGAAGAGATGTATGATGCATTAGACTTAGAACCATCAGAACTTTACATAGCAATAGCAAAAGAATTATCTTTAATAGGATCGGCTATCCCGTTAGAAAATATTCCCTTCGGCGGCAGAAGTGAAGAAGAATTTATCGACTGGATAACAAAATATGGTCCTCAAAGCTCAGGCAGAGGTGACGGTGCAATCGAAGTTAGTGGTAGAGAAGAATTTAGAAACACTAGTTTTGACGAAATAGGATTACCTATGTATACAGACAAGGGCGATTATCTAGGCACAGAAACTCAACGTAGAAAATATATTAGAAACAAAGCAATGAATAGTACAGCAAAAGAAGTTCGTGTGTTGCTTAAGAAAAGAAGATTAACTCATTTTGATAGTTTGCCTCAATTTGCTGGACCGGGACAGGCAAGAAAAGATCCGTATATTAAAGAAATCGGTAAGGGTATGGAATTTAAAGATAGAAATAGATTCGAAAGATTTGAAGTGATTCATGTAACCACTGGTTTTATGTTAGATAATTATTTAGACAAATATATAAATCTAGCAGGCGAGTATATGCCGCAATTAAAACCAGTTGAATACGGAGACGAATTCGATGCTCCAGAATTTAGCGGACTTAGCAATGAATTTGATTAGGAAAAATAATGGCTGTAAATAATTTAGACAAAATAGCAGAGCAACTTTTTAACAAAGTTAGAGGTAGATTTCCTAACTGCACTTTAGGTGACAAAGAAGGTAATGTTACAAATGTACCTAGCGATGGAAGATTATTTGAATTTGATTTTTCTGCAGATGGAGATGTTATTGGTAAAGTTAGTTGTTCTTTGGATAATGAAAAGTTATCGGTAATTTACAGTGATAACCTAGTAGGAGATCAAGACGAATTGACTAGAAAAAAATGGTATGATTTTTTGAAAGGATTAAGAGAATTTTCTAGAGCAAGAATGATAGGGTTTGATGTAAGGAATATAACAAAAAATGCAAACAAAAGACGTGATTATGAATTTTTATCATCTAATCGAGTGATCGAAAATTTTGACTTAGAAAATTATATAGAAAATTTATAAAAATTTAGTTGACAAACTAAATAACATTGTGTAGTATAAGAAATATGCTTTATTACACATTTAGGCATAACATATATTTAAAGGCATTGAAAGGCAAATTAATATGACATCACTAGCTGAAATACGAGCAAAACTTCAACAACAAGATAATAGAGCAGCTCAAGGTCCTACAGGACCAAATCCAATCTATCCATTCTGGAATATCAAAGAAGGCGAAAGTGCAACTATTCGCTTCCTTCCTGACGGCGACCCTAATGCAGATTTCTTCTGGAAAGAACGCTTAATGATCAAACTGCCGTTTGCAGGGATCAAAGGACAAACAGATTCTAAGCCAATTGTAGTACAAGTTCCGTGTATGGAAATGTATGGTGAATCTTGTCCGATTCTCGGTGAAGTTCGTGGTTGGTTTAAAGATCCAACTCTTGAAGACATGGGTCGTAAGTATTGGAAGAAACGTTCGTATATCTTCCAAGGTTTTGTAACAGACAACCCTCTTACTGATGACGAAGCACCAGAAAATCCAATTCGTCGTCTTATTATCGGGCCACAGATTTTTCAGATTATCAAGCAGGCTCTTATGGATCCTGACATGGAAGAACTTCCAACTGATTACACACAAGGTATTGACTTTAGACTTAATAAAAGTTCTAAAGGTGGATACGCTGACTACTCAACGTCAACTTGGGCTCGTAGAGAACGCCCGCTAAGTGATGCAGAGATGCAAGCTATTAACACTTATAGCTTGTTTAATCTAAACGATTTCTTGCCATCAAAGCCGGACGAAACTAGCATTAAAGTAATGACTGAAATGTTTGAAGCGTCAGTAGACGGTGAGGCATATGATCCTGATGCATGGGGTGCTTATTTCAAGGCTCCTGGCATGAGTACAGGCGACCCTGTTCAAAATTCATCACCGACTCCTAAAGTAGCAGAAGCTGTGCCAGCTGCTGCGCCAGTTGATCCTCCTTTTGACCCAGATCCTGCTCCAGCAGCACCTGCTCAAGAATCAACAGCAGCACCTGAATCATCAGATATTCTTGCAATGATTCGTGCACGTCAAAACGGTTAATGTTTGACTAAAGTAGAGCTATGTATAAGTAGCTCTACTTTTTATTTTTAACAGGAAATTTTAATGACAATTAAATCTTTTGATCCCACTAAGTTTAGGAATAGTTTAACTAAATCTATTACAGGAATGAGTGCAGGATTTCACGATCCAACTGATTGGATTTCAACAGGCAACTATGTTCTTAATTATTTAATAAGTGGTGATTTTCAAAAAGGCGTACCATTAGGCAAAGTTACAGTTTTTGCCGGTGAATCAGGAGCCGGCAAAAGTTATATTTGCTCAGGTAACATTGTGAAAGCAGCACAAGACATGGGCATGTTTGTAGTGCTTATTGATTCAGAAAATGCGCTAGACGAAACATGGCTACAAGCACTTGATGTAGATACATCAGAATCTAAACTGCTTAAATTAAATATGAGTATGATCGATGACGTTGCTAAAACTATGAGCACGTTTATGAAAGATTATAAATCAACACCTGAAGAAGACCGTCCTAAAGTATTGTTCGTAGTTGATTCTTTAGGAATGTTACTTACACCAACTGATGTTGATCAGTTCGAAAAAGGTGATATGAAAGGTGACATGGGTCGTAAACCTAAGCAGCTAACTGCTCTTGTACGAAACTGTGTAAACATGTTAGGTAGTACAAATGTAGGCCTTGTGTGTACTAACCATACCTATGCATCACAAGATATGTTTGATCCTGATGATAAAATTTCAGGCGGCCAAGGATTTATCTATGCAAGTTCGATAGTTGTAGCAATTAAAAAACTAAAACTCAAAGCTAAAGACGATGAAACAACTGAAGATACTACTAGTGCGGTCACTGGTATTAGAGCTAAGTGTAAAGTAATGAAAACTCGTTATTCTAAACCATTTGAAAGTGTAGAAGTTAAGATCCCATACAGCACTGGCATGGATCCATACAGTGGACTAGTTGACTTTTTTGAAGCTCAAGGACTACTAGTTAAAACTGGCAATATGTTAAAGTTTGATATGCCAGACGGAACTGAAATAAAAGAGTTTAGAAAAAACTGGACTAATGATCTATTAGATATTGTAATGGAGGAATGGCAAAGACAACAAGAATCTTCGGCTGACAATAATATAAATACCGATGAAGAATTACAGGAAGACGACATCCTAATTGAAAATAATCCTGTAGAATAATAGGGAGCATATTATGGACGAAAATCAGATTATTGACATTTGGTCTGTGTTTAAAGAATATATTGATAAAAAAAGTGTAGAAGATGTTGCGGAACGATTTGTAGATACATTAGTTGATTATGGCGTAAGTGATTTTACTTTAAGAGATTGTCTAGGCCAAGACAACACCTTGGACGAAGCAATTGAATATTACTTAGATGATGTTGAAGACGATTTAGAAAGCGATAACAGTGATTGGGATGATTAATGGGTTGGTATAGCGAGATTTCACGTGACATTACAAAAATACCCGATGCTGTAAATTATTTTAATAATGAATTAAGTACAGCAAAAACAGAAGTTAAACTTCGCGGCAATGTAGAAAAAGCCGCAGCTTCTATGCCTGGTATTGTTGAATATCGTTTTAATCAACTGCAAGAAATTGAAGCTATACTTAACTATTTAAATATTGAGTTACGTAGATTGCGTAGCTCATTTTTTAAAAAATATTTAGAAAATTATCAACGTGCACTAAGTAGTCGTGACGTAGAAAAATATGTCGACGGCGAAGCAGACGTTGTTGATTATGAAAAACTAGTAAACGAATTTGCACTTATTAGAAATAATTACCTAGGCA